TTTGCTGGAGTTACGTTTGCATCTGCAATCTTAGCAGTGGTTACACCGAGATCAGCAATCTTTCCAGTTGTAACTGCAAGATCAGCAATCTTCCCAGTTGTAACTGCAAGATCAGCAATCTTCCCAGTGGTAACATTCAAATCTGTAATTGCTGCTGTCGTAACAGCGTTTGTCGCAAGTTCATTAGATGTAATGTTAGCAGAGCGAACCTTTAATTTACCAGATGCGACTTCCAAGGTTGTCCCAATAATAGCATCAGATGTTATCGTTGTCTGGTCGATGATATTGTTCATCTTTGTGCTAGTGATAGTATCAGTAGCCGTAAATGTGTAAGTTGTATCAATCGCGCCCATATGTTATTTTTGTGAAATTATTTGTCTATTGGTGATTGAACCAGACACTTTAATAGAATTTATCTTAGGTGAACCTATGGTTCTTGTCAAGATCATCGTGCCAGTATATCCCCTAATACCTCCAAGCCTGCAACGTATGCCTGCTGTTTCTGCTTCGTTTGCAGAACTAGGTGCTAAAACCTCACCACCAAGAAAATCTGTGGTTGTTCCAATAAGTTGTGACACATCTGGATCTTCCGCAGCGAATGATATGCTATACTCACCAGTTTCACCAGCAAGGTTTTGCATAACAAGCTGTGCATCTGTAAATCTTTTCCGATCCATATTCCTGAAATCATACCCACGAGTAGTTAATGATGCGTTAATTGTAGGAGTTACAACTAAACTACCTGTGTTTGATACACTTAAACGGTCAATAGAGCTATCGGAGGCCTCAAGTTGGTGTAACCCACCATTGGCTGTAACTGCATAAATATTATTCCGAACATCAGCACTACCCAATACAAAGTTTTCAATTAAGAAACGAGAATCTCCAAACGTATCTAGTGATTCCCAACCTTTATTAAGAAAGTTAAACACCAAAATAGCATTGTTTCCACGTGCATCATTAGCTCCTGCAACAGAATCCAACGGAACAGCAAGGTAATAACGGTTGTTATACAAAATACCTACCGATTTATCAACGTAATCCTTGTTGATACGGTCAATATATGGCTGGATATTCTTAGAAATAGGTTCTTCAACCCCACGAAGGTTGTAATCGTTAAGGAATTCAACGGCATAAACGCCATCGTCCGACAAAAACATAATCATGTTACCACGTGACACAATAGTTTTCCGTGCTAAACAGCCAATTTCAGACGTAAGCTCTGTAACTTGTGTATCAAGTAGGCTTCCTTGTGTTCCTTTGATTTGATGTAAGCTATTTCTATTTAAAACAATCAACTTATCCTCATAAAATCCGTGCATACCAACCACATAATCAGCAGTTCCACCACTAATGCGGAATTGGTTCTCGATCTGGTCGAAGGTCGTTGTATCAAGAATATCCGATACAGCTATTTCATCAGTAATCTTTGTGCTGGTATAAACTGGTGCGTTAAATGTTCCAGATACAGTGTAATAATGTGGAATCCACAATCTACGCTGGAAATAAACCCCCCAAGGTGCGCCAGGCTGGTGCATAAAACCACCACCTACGCTGAATTGCCCACCAAATTCAAAGACATCAGCAGATGAAGTATTGTAATCTCCAACAGGAGCATACCAACTTATCGAAGTTGTGGTCGCTGCTGTTACATAATACTCGTTTCCTAGCATCCCACTTAATTCTGGGGTAACAGTTTGCCTTACTGCAATAATATCTCCAGCACGAATCGTAGTATTACCTGCAACAATCGCTGTCACAAGCCCACCAACAACGTCAACATCTTTTGCTGTGATGTTAAACGTCTGTGGCTGGGTGTAAGCACCCCCAGGTGAAAGCGTAAAGCCATCTGTAACAGTTGCAGCAGTAACAACAAAGGTTGTGCTGGTTGAAATTCCAGAAGCTACAAATGTAAATGTGTCCTTGTCCACTACTGTCGCAACAACATATGTCCCGTTTGGGGCTGTTCCTCCAGTAAGCCCCGCAATCACAATAGAAGTTCCAACCAGCAATCCGTGTTCACGAACGCTCATGGTCACCACAGTATTAGGACTGGCCGTAGCATTAGAAGTAGCCGAAATAATAGGTCTGCCATTGGGATACCACTCGAAAGCCTGCTGCCCATCTCGGAACAACATCACCTTGTCAAACACCTGAATCATATCGGTGTCAGCTCCAAGAGCTAGTCCAGGCGGGTAGGCAATATCAGTTGTGCTGTAATCAGTTAAATCAATCTTCTTGGCAAGCGTATCCAATGCCACAATCACATACTCTTTGTTATCAGTATTAGGATCACTAAACAAACAAGATGCCCTTACGTTGGCGTTAGCAGCATCGTTAATAGGCATCTGCGACAACGTGCCAGTGGTATCTGTTACAGAAGTAATTCCTACCACCGTGTAATCCAATGTATTAGCATCGTAATACGTCAGTAAATAACTACCATTAACCGCAGTATCAAGTCCAGAGATTGTAGCCCATCCTGTTGTTCCAGCAGCAAATCCATGTGCCGTAACAGTAATACGGATTGTCCCCGTAACAGGAACAGTCACGTTAGAAATAGTCTTAGGCGAATCAATTAAATAAAACGGTAACTGCAATGGCGTTCCGCCAGTAGTAAATGCCCCTGTTTTCTCTACGATTCCTTTACGAGGCTTCCAATAACCCTCCATCCGTCCGTTCAATGAATCCCTTACCTCACCCGCCTGAAGCTGGTTTAACTGCAAACGCTGGTTAATACCAATAAAACCAGTATCGCCATCAATTAACGATTGGTCATCAAGTCCACCATATGAACGGTAAGATGCCACGGTTTATTGATCGTATGCAATGCAAGTTCCGCTGGTTACAGTTACGGCAGTAAAGTTACCACCGATGCCTGTGCCTGCAAGATGGGTAATGGTTTGAAGGTCTGCAATGTTGGCAAGATTACCCTGAAGCGTTGACAACACGGTATCTTCGATGAACTGAATCCAACGATAGTTTTTACCAGTCTGTGCGCCTTCGCCAGAATTTAATACGTGACCGCCATTGCCACCCATAAGTTTAAAAGCTGTATCACTCATAAGTTTTTTAGAATTTTAAAACTAGCACCATTGCCAGTCGCTATTTGAATCTTTAGCCAATTAACCCAACCTTGTCAATACCTTATTATTTTACTAAGGATTATTCTTCTTCGATATATTCGTTAAGGTTACTAGGCTGGAATCCCCAAGCAAGTAGGGCTGGTTTAATTAAATTCTGCATTACTGAGTCAAGGTCATTGTGGTCGCATGGTGTTTCAATAACCACCTTGCTTAAGGATTTATTGTGAGTTGGTTCTAATGTTATCTTCATATTCTTTTATTTTAAGTTATCGGTCATTTGATATAAATTATCGGTCATACTGATCCTCATTTTCAACAATCAACTTAGCTAGGTCACGGCTATTCTTAATCGGATTCACCGCTTCATCAAAACCTGCCTCCATCTTTGCTGCTCCACAATCGTTGTCGTAAATATACCACTCCAGCCATTCTTGTTGCTCAACACAAGCCATCAGCACGTCAAAGGACTTCCATATCGCCGTATGCAGTTTGCCATCTATATCCAAACAACCAGCATCATACGCAACATCACAGGCCGCGCTTAACTCCTTATAGTTCCCCACGATCTTATCAATCTTGGCCGTCCATTTCTTAATACGTTCTTGCTTATTCATAGGTGTTGTTGTATTCAAATTATCCCTATTTACGTCCACTTCTGCGTTCACTAGCTTATCAATCACTACACGCTCGGCATATGCCTCCATCCAGCTGTTCTTCAGATGCCCAAAATCCCTAGGCTCAGTCACAGAAGCAAACTCACCACATACCCCACACTCATCATCATGCCAGGTCGATACCCCACACTCCTTAAACCCATGCCTATCACCACACGGATAACACACCCACACAGGGTAATCCCTTTGCTTCACAACTTTCATACAACCCTTCTACCACCACCATAACCCTTTGCAACTAAATTCTCAATCATTATCCAACACCCCCTCCAACCCATACTCAGGCAATGCCTCACTCGCCCAGTCACAATCCAAATTCATACACATATACATCCCACTACCAACCTTCCACAACGCCCCTCTACCGCACTCAGGACAACCCACTACCTCATGCGTCCTACACACATCCCCACTACTCACAACCCAGCCACTACAAAATCGACACACCTTCCAATCAACATCTCCCAACACATCCTTCTTCATACCCATATCCTAAACACATTCAAAGGTCGTTATCAAGCTGCACGTTTTTCATAGCTTTTCCTATACGCTCTTTAGCTATCTCAAAATAAGTATTATCCATCTCAATTCCGATAAACTTACGCTTAGTATTTACGCACGCTACTCCAGTTGTTCCGCTACCCATGAATGGATCAAGAACAGTATCTCCTTTGTTGCTCCATGAGATAATGTGGTCGTGTGCTAGTTTCTCTGGGAATGGGGCAGGATGTGATTCACCTCTATTTGTCTTAACTGGTGAAATATCCCATATATTATATCTATTGCCATAATCTTTTACTTTTTTGCTTTTTTGAACTTCGCTTAATTGTTTTGTTTTTCCAGATGCTTGTCTTTCTGTTCCATGAATTTGTGTTCCACCCCATTTATTTTTTCTGTCTTTTATTAAATTTGTTGTTTTACACACGCCTTTTGAAAAAACAAACATATATTCAAAACAGTTAATGTATCTATTGTTGTGCTGGTATGGTGATATTTTCTGCCATATCATCGTATCATGTAAATTAAACCCACACTCTTTTGCCCACAGTGCCTGCTTAAATGATGTTCCTGTCTCACTACCCTTGATCGTAGCATCATTAACCACCCAGACAACAACACCACCCTGTTTGG